ACTATCCAGTGTCGTGAATGGGAGAACTCTAGAAACGGCTTGTCTAACACTTTTAGTTTCTTTGGTCCAAGTCCGAGTAGCATGAAGGGTCTTATACTAAGACATTTTGGCTACGGACTAGAATATGAGGACAAATAATATTGTTTGGCATTACAATTGTATATAGATTTGTAACAAATATTATTACAACTGAAATGAAATCATTATATTTGTATCGCAGAGTGGAAGCTGCAATTAAGAACTTTATTGAAAAGCCTCGGCATGAAGAGTCTTCCACCTCGGATTGCTGGGGTATTTTTTTATGGAAGAAATATGGTTACCAGTAAAAGATTATGAGGGTTACTATGAAGTTAGTAATCTTGGAAGGATTAAGAGTTTAGCTAGAATCGTTATTAACACGGGCAGGATATTAAAAGAGAAATATAACGCATTACATTTAAAGCGTGGAGGATACCATTCTGTTTTACTTAGCAAGGATACAGTTAAGAGCACAACATCTCTTCATCGTTTAGTGGCAAATGCTTTTTTGCCCAATCCTGATAATAAAAAAGTTGTAAATCACATTGATGGCAACAAGTTAAATAATAGGGTAGATAATTTAGAATGGACATCTCATAGAGAAAATTCATGTCATTATTACAGAAATATAAATACTGGCACGCCAGTTGGAGTGTTTAAGAGAAAAAAATATAATAGGTACACGGCTCACGCACATGTTGATGGCAAGAAAATTTTCTTAGGAGATTACGGTACTGCAGAAGACGCACATAAAGCAAGAGTAAAATATTTTGAATCAAATAACATTTTAAATAAATACGTATGATTGTTAAAGAAGTAATTTTTGGCACCGAAGCTCGCCAAAAACTAATCAAAGGAGTAGATACTATTGCTAACGCAGTAGGATCTACATTAGGTGCTAGAGGCAGAACCGCATTAATTGAGTCAGACCAACATGTGGGTGGAATTACAGTTACAAAAGACGGAGTTACATTGGCTAAGTCAATTAACTTAATGGACCCAGCTGAGAACTTAGCGGTCATGATCATGCGAGAGGCATCTGAGAAGACGGCTAACTCGGCAGGTGATGGGACGACAACAAGTATGGTGCTGGCACAAGCCATCATCCATGCGGCAATGGGTGTGCTTACACCAGAGGACAATACCACACAAGTCTTGCGTGATGTGCAGGCTGCAGCAATTAAGGTCGCTGAGGAGCTGACGGCTATGTCAACAGAGATTACATCAGATAAGTTGGTGGACGTGGCGACTATATCTGCTAATGGCGATGCAGAGATTGGCAAGATCATCGCTGATGCGTATAATCAAGTTGGCTTGAGTGGTGTGGTGACCGTTGGAGCCTCTGAGACATCAGACACATACGCTGAGGTGGTGAGTGGCATGAAGATAGACAGAGGCTTTGCGAGTAAGTACTTTGTGACAGACCACAAGAAGCAAGAAGCGGTGCTAGACAAGCCATATATTTTGGTAACTGACCAGCCCATTACAAACCTTAACGACATCTTGCCAATCTTAGAGTTTATCCACCAAGGCAGACATTCATTATTGATCATTGGGGAGCTAGATGAGAACTCACTAAACTCACTAAATGTGAACAAAATTAAGTTGGGCCTAAAAGTAAGCACTATTATCCCTCCGTCATTTGGCTACAAGCGTCATCAGATCATGCAGGACATTGCTATTGCGACAGGTGCTAAGTACTTCTCGGAGCAGACAGGAGACAACTTAATGATGGTCACTATTGACGACTGCGGACAAGCAGGCAAGGTGGTGAGCTCACGGTTCAATACCATTATCTTCGATGCTGTTGGAGCAGGGGAGGAGAGAGTACAAGAGTTGCAAGAGCAGATAGAGGTGGAGACGCAGGCTGTCGAGAAAGAGTTCTTAAAAGAACGCATCGCTAATCTAGGTGGTGGCGTGGCTATTATTAAGGTGGGTGCTAACTCAGACATTGAGCAGAAGGAGAAGAAGGACCGGGTGGACGATGCGGTGTGTGCAGTACGTGCAGCACTAGAAGAAGGCATCCTTCCAGGTGGTGGCGTGGCGTTAAAAGATATCGCTGCTACTATGGACGTGGAGAACAAAGGCACCGAGATATTACAAATGGCGATGCTGGCTCCAATGATCAAGATACTATCCAATGCAGGCATAGATGTGGATGGTGCAGACTTTGATGAAGGTAAGCAGTTGTCTAAGGGAGGCATAGGGGTGAACGTAGCTACAGGGGCATACTGCCACATGATGAGCGTAGGGATCATTGACCCGACTAAGGTGTGCAAGGAGGCTCTAAAAAATGCCGTATCTGTTGCAGTAACACTATTATCTACAGAAACTGTCATATATTTGCATATACAAATCCGAGTTGGTAATATTGCAGCTTACTAATTCGGATTATCAAGGAAACTTGACCGCCCCCTTCGCTGCAATCGTTGGGGGTTTTTTTATTATGGAAATTTGGAAACCAATTAAGGGTTATGAAGACTTATATGAAGTCAGTAACCTAGGAAGAGTAAACAGTTTATTCACAAGGAAAGGTAAAATAATGAAGCCTAAGGTAGAAAGAGATGGATATCTTAGGATAGGATTTTGGAAAGAAGGCAAACAAAAGTATTATAATGTTCATCGATTAGTAGCAGAAGCATTTTTACTAGAAAAGCAAGATTACCAGAATCAGATAAACCATATCAATAAAATAAAATCCGATAATAGAGTTGAGAATTTAGAATGGGTATCTACTATTGAAAATCATTTTCACAAAAGTTTAAATAATAGTACGACCAGTAAATATGTTGGAGTTGCTTGGAGTAAAGAAAAAAATAAATGGGCTTCCTATATAAATTTTAAAAATAAAAAAGTACATTTGGGGGCATTTGACAATGAAGATTTAGCTCATAAGGCAAGAATAGATTTTCAAAATGAAAATAATATAATAAACAAGTATCTTAATTGAATACAATGACACCAAAAGAAAAAGCAAAAGAATTATTAGTAGGAATTTATAGATTTACTAATCTAACACCAGATGAATGCAAAAAATCAGCTATTTTTTCAATAAATGAAATAGCAAAATGCACAAAAAATTTTTCTAAACAATTTGAAAATGATAGGTTTTCTGAGGAATACTGGGATGAAGTAAAAATAGAAATATTAAAGCTAAAGCCATGACGGTAATAACCAACATTAGAGCATAATATTGCACTTAGTGGTGGAGAAAATCAACAATTATATCATTTGGCATATAAAAGTATAATATATTGCACTTATTGTAAAATATATTTAACTTTACAGTATGACAAAGACATATTTAATTTATGGACTTAGGTGTCCAAAGACAGATGACTATAGGTATATAGGCAAAAGTTCAAGTGGTATTAATAGAGCTAAATCACACCTAACCTATTCGCACAATGAATCAGTAAATCACTGGGTTCTTGAATTAAGAGAAGAAGGATTGGCTCCTTTGGTTGATGTAATTGAAGAATGCCAAGAAAGTGAATTAGTTATAAAAGAACATTTTTGGATTCAATATTATCAAAGAGTTGGATGTATATTGTTTAACCATATTAAGTACAAAGGCAAAGCGATAGAAGGTCTTGAAAAAGAAGTTGATAAAGAAGAATCTAGACTTAATGACAAAATTTCTTTAGTGAGAAATTTAATAAATGGAATGTCCTGTATAAGTGAATTTATTAAATATAGGCGAAAACAATTAAATATTTCACAACAAGAGTTGGCAGATTTAGCTAAAATATCAAGGGTTACAATACATAATATGGAAAACAAAGATAAAAATTCTACCATATCAAATATAGAAACAGTACTTGATATATTGGGGTGTGAATTGATGCCTTTAGTTAAAACGCCAAGAGGAAGCTATTAAATAATTTACAAATTCGGAAAAATTCCGAGTTTTGTAACAAATTTTGCCAAAATACGTTAAAAAAATGTTAACTTGTAAGTTAACAAATGTTAAAAATCCAAACCAATATGGGGAGGAAAATGATAATTATCCAAACCGTTACAATTTGGAACAGGTTGGAAGTGTTCATTACTAATATACACTATTGACGAAACTTGTCAAAAATTGCAAGTTCTGATAATAAGGTTAAATAAAATTTACAAATTTGTAAAGAAATATAAAATATAATGAAAGTAATAGGAAAAAACATTCTAATAGTCCCAATGGAAGAGGACACAAAATCAAAAGGTGGGCTTATCATGTCCGCATCGGACGTAAATGAGCTACGCTACAAGAAAGCAACTGTGGTATCACAAGGTTCGCTAGTAGATGGCATCAAACCAGGCTCATTTATTTACTTCGATCGTGCAGCTGGCCACAGTATTCGCATCAATGAGGACCTATACACGGTCATCACTGAGAAAGATGTGGTGGTGGTGCTTTAAAAGTCTTTATTAAGTCTACCAATGACCCTGTCATATTGCCTTTTGGCAAAGTGATGGGGTTTATTGTTTTTAGGCTTGATATCAGATAGCTTTGGTATCTCTCTTTCGCCCTG